ATAAAAGAGCCGTAACAACTGGTGGGAGCTTACCCCTAACTCCGGCAACTCCTCCAACTTCTGCAATGTGAACAACAACGGCAATGCGAACAACAACAATGCCTCCAACACGTGGCTGTCCGCGCCCGTCTGATTCCAACGAGAATCCTCGGCCAGTATTAAAGTAGGTTTGCTGGGCTAATCAACAGGCAGACCGAAATCCGAGCCTTATCATCATTGGAAGGAGTTATCGACCCTCCCGCAGTAGCGGGTAAATATGTATCTTGACGCGATCAGCCGGACGCTTCTTGCATGGCCCGCAACGGCGACAACAGGCTAAACTACCGTGCGCCACACGGCAGATGGCCGAGTACCGGGTTTCATGGCTGGTATCGTAAAGAAGTACACAACAGCGCCCCTACAATAACACTTTGCGAGGTACATTCCGAGATGACATCACAAGAGCGGCACGAGGCCCGCTATCAGCGCCGTAAGGCGGCGCGGCGGGCCAAACACCGCGCACGAATAGCACAGTACGATAATTTTGACAGTGTGGCAGACGTATCCTCGCTGGTCGATGCCAACTATAATGCCCGCAAGGGTGTTATGTGGAAAGCCAGCGTTGCACGATACAATGCCCGTTATTTCAAAAATTCAATCAAAATCCATAAAACCCTCATGCGCGGTGGCGACACCCGCAGAGGGTTTTATCATTTTGGGATTGTGGAACGCGGCAAAAAGCGGGCTATCCACAGCCTGCACTACTCTGAGCGTGTTGTACGCCGGTCTGCCTGCACAAATGCTCTGGTGCCGATTCTGTCCAGCAACTTGATATACGATAACGGCGCAAGCCTTGAGGGCAAGGGCATCAGCTTTGCGGTCAAACGGTGCGCTGTGCATCTGCATGAGTTTTACCGCGAAACAGGCGGCAATGACGGGTACATCCTGCTCATCGACTACCGCGCCTTTTTCGACAACATCAATTTGGATAACCTCAAGCGCAATGTGATTGACCGCCATATCCTCGATCAGCGGCTCAATGCTCTAGCGAAAAATTTTGTTGATGCGCCGAATCTTGAACGCCTCAAATATGGTCAACCGACAAAAGAAAATGGTCTGTATATTGGCCCGGAGGACAGCCAGATTTTTGCCATCGCCTACCCTAACAGCATCGACCACACCATCAAAGACCAATGGCGGCAGCGGTGGTTCGCCCGCTATATGGATGATTCCTACATCATCAACAAATCGAAAGAACTGCTAATCGAGTTTCGCCGCCTGCTGTTTGGGCTGTTCGCTGAAAAAGGCATCGTGCCGAATCCCAAAAAGACGCAGATTGTCAAGCTGCGCCGTGGATTTACCTATCTGAAAACCAAATTCACCCTGTTACCCAATGGCAAGGTTTTACAGCAACCTTGCCGTGAGAGTGTCATCAGGGAGCGCCGCAAAATTAAGAAGTTTTTCAACTTTCTGCAGGCGGGGCTTATGACGATAGAACAGATTCTCACGTCCTATATGTCGTGGCGCGGGTCACTTATCAAAAAGCAGGCCCGCCGTTCTGTCCACTGTACGGATTTGCTGTTCTTCAAGCTCTACGGCATCATGCCGTGGAAGATAAAATCAAAACGAAAATCGAAAGCGAGGCACATTCAATGGAAAAATCTCTTGAACGCATCGACACCATCAATGCCGAAATCACCGCCCTTAAAAGCCTGCTGACCGATAGCGACTATAAGGCGCTGAAACACGCCGATGGCGTTATGAGCGCCGAGGAGTATGAGCCTATCCGCCAGCAGCGCGAGGAATGGCGCGACAAGATCAATGCGCTGGAAACGGAACTGGCCACGGCTACACAGGAATTTGACACGGAAATGGCCGAGATGACCGCCGCGCAGGTAAAGGAGGGTTGAGACCGTTGAACACGAAAAAACTATTTATTTCTCAGCCGATGCGCGGCAAGACCGACGAGGAAATCCTCAAAGAGCGCAAGGTGTTGATTGCTGATGTGTACATGAAAACCCATGAGGAAATCGAGGTCATCAAATCCTTTTTCGAGGGTGCCCCGGCTGACGCAACGCCGCTGTGGTATTTGGGCGAAAGCCTCAAGCTGCTGGGCACCGCTGATTTTGTGGTGTTCGCCCCCGGCTGGCAGGATTATCGCGGATGCCGCATTGAGCACGATGCCGCCGTAGCCTACGGCATCCCTATCGTGGAGGTATGACCGTGCTGGACTGGATCATCAGATACTGGGTGCAGTGGCTCTTCGGCCTGATCGGCGCCGCACTGTTGGCAGGCTACCGTCGCCTGGCCAAGCAGGAGAAAGAGCGCAAAGCCATCAAGGCCGGACTTCTGGCTATCCTGCACGACCGCCTGTACGCCGAGTGCTCCCGCTGCCTTGCGCAGGGCAGCATCGACACGGACGCCATGCGGAATCTGGAATATCTCTACCGCAGCTACCATGCGCTGGGCGGCAACGGCACAGGTACAGAGTTGTACAACCGCGCCAAAGCCCTACCAATTAAGAACGACTAATCAACACATAGGAGGAAATCATCATGGATATTGCATCTTTTGGCATCGCATCCGTTGCCTGCATCACCGTCATCTGCTACCTGGCCGCCACCGCTGTCAAGCAGACCCCGCTGGCCAACAAATGGCTGCCGTCCATCTGCGGTGCCCTTGGCGGCCTGCTGGGAGTGGCCGCCATGTACATCAACGTACCGGACTTTCCCGCCACTGATCCCCTGACCGCCCTGGCCGTGGGCATTGTTTCCGGCCTGGCTGCGACCGGCGCGGATCAGGTTATTAAGCAGATCGGCAAAGACAACTGACACTTGCGCGGGCATCCTTTTGCAGGGTGCCCGCTTTTTTCGTTGTATCGCAAAATACGTCACATGACACTTTCACTGACACTTGCCCTTGAAAGTGTCAGTCTGTCAGATTTTCGGCTGACACGCGCTGACACGCGCTGACGCGGTTTTGCTGTGTGTCAGCCGATTTGTCATACAGATTTTTGGTGTTATATCGATCTATTATTCCTATATATGACACTTCTGACACTTAAAATATAAAAAGATAATATAGGGTATAATACACGCATAAAAACGCCATAACGCCCATGTATGCAGGTGCGCATACGCGCGTGCGCGAGAGAGTGTCACAGGACAGCAAAAAGCCCATCGGCAGGTTTCATGGTCTGCGGATGGGCTTTTTTCATTTGGGGTGCTTTTCAATTTTTTCCTCTACCGCGTCCATGATATATCGGTTTAGGGAC